TCAGGTGGCGGGCCTGGGGTATAGCCAGAAATGCAATTTGATCTGATCGGGCCCGTCGGAAGGATGCGGGCCGCGCTTGAACAACTGCCCGCCATTGCGCTCGATCACCCGCCGCGAGGCGTCGTTATCCCAGTTGCAGAGAATGACGAGGCGGGTGAGGCCTTCCCTGGCCGCCACATCCAGCAGGAGGCTGAGGGCCGCCGTCGCATAGCCGTTGCGCTGTTTCCACGGCACGACGGAATAGCCCACATGGCCCGCGACCTCCGGCGGCAGCGCCTCGGTGCCTGGCTGAAAGCGCAGGCTGATGCTGCCGCAGAATTCGCCATCCCAGATGCAGAACAGGCGGGTGGTCAGGAGCGGCGGTGCCGACCCGGCGGGCGGTTTGCCGCTGAGATCATCAAGGAATTTCGATCTGTCCTGGCGCAATCGCCGAAGCTCGGCGCCGATAAAGGCTGCGTCGCCGGCGCGGCGCGGATCGGGAAACCAGCCGGCGGCGAGCGCTGCTTCGAAGCCCGACAGGTTTTCGAGATCCGGCGCAAGCAGGAGGTTTGCTCGGTCTGTCATCACTCACCTGGCAAGTGCAGCCATTCGGAAGGTTCGATCCGGGGAAGACAAGCACGGCTTGGAGATGTTGGAAAGCGGGTGAAGCACCGGGCGCGCGCCGCCCGGCGGGCATAAAGAAGCCCCGCATCTTCATGCGGGGCTGGCTGCCGATGTCGGGTGACTGGAATTACCGGCACTGGCGGCGTGGGCCGTAGCTCGGCTGATAGGTATTGTCGTAAGCGCGATAGGACCGGTAGCGGGCGTAGCAATATTCGGCATGCGAACTGTAGCCGCTGGGGCCATAGTAGGTCCGCGGCTGCGAGGCGATGAGGCCACCGATGATGGCGCCGGCCGCCAGGCCGCCGATGATGGCGCCGCTATTGTTGTGATGGTGATAGTACCCGCCATAGCGGTAGCGGTCGTCCCGGTAATAGTCGCGGTTACGATAGTAGTCGCCGCGGTTACCATAGTAGTCGCGGTTGCGATTATGGTGGCGGTTGCGATACCAGTAATCATCGGTGTTGCCGAACTGGCCCGGGCAGTTGGTGAAGTTGTTGCAGCCGACAGTCATGATCCGGGCATCGCTGCCTCCAGGCGCCGGCTGCGCGGCCTGCTGTACCGGTGTCGGTACAAAGACAGGGCCTGCCGAGGCCGGCATTCCGGAGAAAGCCGTCGTGATCGACAGGGCTATGATGGCGAATCTGTTCATTTCACTCACCTTGGGTAAACGGACGTATCGAGGGGGTAACGCAGGGGAAGGGATTTGGTTTCATTTTGGGATGAGAACGTTATTCCCTGCTTACAAACGCGGTGAGAATGCCCGTCGTGGCGGGGCGATCATCGCCTCGCGCATTGAGACCTGCAAGCTCAACGCCGATGATCCGCTTGCGTATTTTAGCCAGCACGCTCACTGCCATCGTCAACGGCCACGAGCAGAGCCGGATCGATGAGCTGCTGCCTTGGGATTGCAACGCGAAATAAAGTAGCCGTGAGACTGCAGTCGGCCCGTTGCGGACATCGCCTGGGGCGGTAGAGTGACTATCGAATTTGAGGGCAGATAGATTGCACCAAACAATTACGCTTAATGTCGACCCGTACCTTTCCAATGAACAGTGGGCAAAAGTTCACGAAGTTTATCGTGGCATGGACGGCTGGATCGATGAGGCTAAGATACCGCGCTGGTACGGGACAACCGACGTGGAGCCATATATCACCGCTTCAGCTGAACCGAGCGGTCTTGTCTTTGAAGGTAATGTCGAGCCTATTTTGTGGACGGGTTGGATATCGGTCATCTGCGCGAGGTTGACGATAGCGCTCGGCACCACTGTTCATGATGCAGAAATGTAGAAGCGGTTCCCAACGTTGGCTTGAATGACTTATAATGGCGCATTGTTTCGATCTCCGTCACAGGGGCAATCTTCGACACGGAACAATGCGTTAAAGTCAAGGTGCTAAAACCAGCGCTTACCGATCTCGGGCTGAAGCTTGAGTCAGCGGTTGAACCTGCCAACGGCCCAAAAGCCTCAATTCATCCTCCCAACCATCCCACCGCTATGATCCCCCCTCATCGAGGGCACGATCATCCATGGCAAAACTGACGGCGAGGCAGCGCCTGTTTGTGGCGGAATATTTGAAGGATCTGAATGCGACGCGGGCGGCGCTGCGGGCAGGCTATAGCGAGAATTCCAATGCCAATCGGAACCGCTTGATGGCGAATGAGGCCGTCCGGGCGGAGATTGACAGGGTTCTGGGCCAGCGGCTGGAGCGGCTTGAGATCACGGCCGAGCGGGTGCTTTCGGCGATTGCGGAGATTGCCTTCGGCGACGTGCGCGATGTGTTTGACGAGGAGGGGGCGCTGAAGGCGCCTTCGGAGTGGGATGATCGGACGGCGGCTTCCGTTGCGGGGCTGGAGATCAATACGTCTGCCAAGGCCAAGGGGGAGGTGGTGCATGTGGCGAAGATCAAGCGGGCGGATCGGCTGCGGGCGCTCGACATGCTGGCGCGGCATCACTCGCTCTATAACGATCGGCTGGAGATCAAGGGGCTGGAGGCGCTGAGCGAGAGGCTGGCGCGCGCCAAGGCGCGCAGGGCCGGTGATGGCGGGGCGGAGGGCTGAGATGGCGGGACGTGGGCCTGATATGGCGGGGCGTGAGGCTGGGGCAGGCAGCGCGGCTGGTGCGGGCGGGCGCTTGGGGACGGGCGAAGGTCGCCCCGGGATTGCCGATCCGAATGAGGGGATCATCGAGCTTGCGGGCGACTGCCAGTTCGATCCGCTGGCCTGGAGCCTCAGTGCTTGGGACTGGGGTATCGGCGGGCTGGAGGGGCATTCCGGGCCGCGGGTTTGGCAGCGGGATATTTTTTCGGTTATTCGCGATCATCTCGGCGATCCCGCGACGCGGTTTCAGCCGCTGCAGATTGCGGTGGCCTCCGGCCACGGCATCGGCAAATCGGCCTTCATGGGCATGCTTTCCAACTGGGCGATGTCCTGCTGGAACGAGGCGATGCTGGTGACGACGGCCAATACCGACACGCAGATGCGCACCAAGACGGCGCCGGAGATCGGCAAATGGTTCCGCTCCTCGATAACTGCGCATTGGTTCGACGTGCAGGCGACCTCGATCCGGGCGCGGGATAAGGCGGCGTCGGAGAAGTGGCGGCAGGATTTCGTGCCCTGGTCTGTGAATAATACCGAGGCCTTTGCCGGGCTGCACAACCAGGGCAAGATCATCGTGCTCGAATTCGACGAGGCCTCGAAGATCCACGACAAGGTGTGGGAGGTGGCCGAAGGGGCGCTGACCGATGAGAACACCGTGATCCTCTGGATCGTCTTCGGCAATCCGACGCGCAATTCCGGGCGGTTTCGCGAGTGCTTCCGCCGCTATCGTCACCGCTGGGTGACACGCCAGATCGACAGCCGCACGGTCGAGGGCACCAACAAGGCCAAGATCGCGCAATGGCGGGAGGATCACGGCGAAGACAGCGATTTCTTCAAGATCCGCGTTCGCGGCCAGTTTCCGAGCCAATCCGCCATGCAGTTCATTTCAGCAGACGATGTCGACCAGGCGCGTGCGCGCCATCTTCGCCGCGAGCAATATGCGTTTGCGCCCGTCATCCTCGGCGTCGACCCGGCCTGGACCGGCGACGACACGCTGGAGATCATGCTGCGGCAGGGGCTCTATTCGAAGAGCCTCGTTTCGCTTTCGCGCAACGACAATGACGTCGAGGTGGCGGGGCTGATCGCCCGGCTGGAGGAGGAGCACCAGGCCGACGCCGTGTTCGTCGACGCCGGCTATGGCACCGGCATCGTCAGCGCCGGCGAGGTGATGGGCCGCTCCTGGCGGCTGATCTGGTTTTCGGGCAAGCCGCTCGATCCCGGTTTTCTCAACAAGCGTGCCGAGATGTGGGGCATGCAGAAGCGCTGGATCAAGGCGGGCGGGGCGCTCGATCCGCGGGATGAGGCGCTTTACCAGGATCTCGTCGGGCCGGAGACGGTGGCGCGGCTGGATGGCAAGATCCAGCTGGAGAGCAAGGAGGATATGAAGGCGCGTGGGCTGCCCTCGCCGAACAGGGGGGATGCGCTGGCGCTGACCTTTGCGGAGCCGGTGGTGAGGCGGGAGAGGGGGCGTGGAGCGGGGAATGGGGCTGAGGTGGAGGTGGAGTATAGTCCGCTGGGGTGAGGGTGATGAGGACGGGTGGCTGGCTTGCTCCCTTTTTATCCAGAGGGGAGGGATGCCCGTTAGGGGCGACGCTAGGAGCGCAAGCGAAGGGCATATTGAGCGGCATGCCGTGAGCCCCCTCATCCGCCTGCCGGCACCTTCTCCCCGGTGGGTAGAAGGGGAATCGCGGCTGCGTCTCGCCCTTTTTGAAGCATCTTTTGCGGAAGCGGCCAGCGCGCCAGGAGCGGTCATTGTGGCTGCAGCAAAACTCCTTATGCCGTGACATCGCAGAAGTTGGAAAAACAACTGTAGCCTTGATGGGGATTTTTGCGGCGAGGCTTATAGGCTGTCCGTGTCTTCCCGAACCTTCAGAATACGGTCGATAAGGCCCCATTCAAGCGCTTCCTCCGCCGTCATGAAGCGGTCGCGATCCATCCCGCGCTCAAAGTCTTCGTAGGAACGTCCGCAATGTTCTGTGTAGAGTCGCGTCATGCGTTGCTTGGTCTTTAAAATTTCCTCGGCATGGATCAGCATGTCGGAAGCCTGCCCTTGAAAGCCGCCGGAGGGCTGGTGAATGAGGATGCTGGCATTGGGCAATGCGGCTCTTCCGCCGGGTTCGCCTGCCATCAGCAGGAACGATCCCATTGAACGGGCCGTCCCCATGCAAAGTGTATGAACCGGCGCACGGATGAAGCGCATGGTGTCGTACATGGCCAGGCCGCTGGTCACGGCGCCGCCCGGCGAATTGATATAGAGGTTGATGGGCTTTTTCGGGTTTTCCGCTTCCAGAAACAGCAGTTGCGCGCAGACGAGCGCCGAAACGGTATCGTTCACCTCGCCATTGAGGAAGATAATCCGCTCGCGCAGAAGCCGGGAATAAATATCAAAGGATCGCTCCCCGCGGCTCGACTGTTCTATGACCATAGGGACGAGTTGCATCGCTTCGCGCATCGGCGACCTCCAGACTTTCAGAATTTTGAGGGGAGGCTCGCCGTGTCAGGCGGCGAGCATGAGGGGCGGGCTGTTGCTGTTTGCCGGCGCTCTTGCCATTCCATCGACCCTTGCGTCCGTCAGTTCATGGACGATCCGAAGGCAAGTGCCGCCAGTGGCATTCGGGGTGACCGTGAACGTCACGGTGCTTTCAAGGAAAGGCGGGTTATCGTCACGCAGCTTGTAGCGAACTTGCTCGCCGGGGGTGACGGTGATCGCATCGGGATCAGCCAATGCCTCCTTCGGCAACCACCTTTCCCGAAGTTCGGGAATGGTGACAGCACGCCAGACCTTTTGCGGCGGATCGCCCAGGTCAAACTCCAACTCGACGCCGCTATCCCACGCCTTGGTCTTCGCTTCGTTCATTGATCCCACGTTCATTGATCCATGTCCTTCAGCAAGACTTTGAGTGCTGCGATACGTTCCGGCCAGTAGGCGCGGTATTTTGCCAGCCACTGGGCGATGAGAGCCAACCCATCGGGATCGACTTCGTAATTCACGAAACGCCCCTGTCGCTCTTCCCTCACGAGCTTTGCGCTGCGCAGAACTGCGAGGTGTTGCGACATCGCGGGCTGGCTGATCTCCATGCCCTCGCGCAAGGCACTGGCGTTCATGCTCCCTGCCGCCAGCTTCTCAAAGATCGCACGGCGGGTCGGGTCTGCCAAAGCTCGGAAAAAGTCATTCTCGATCATGCGAACACATAAGCACGGACTTATGCGATTCGCAAGCTATTTCGTGGCAGCTTTCTGTTGCTGCGGCGGGGAGAAGATGCCGGCAGGCAGATGAACGCCTTGAGCAGCAAGCGAAAGGCAGAGTGGCGGTGGCAAGTCGCGAGGGGTGTTCGTGGCGGCAACCATCCGGGGCGTAGAGATGCATGGAGCCCTCCCGGGTGGAGGGAAGAGCGTTGTGCAGGGCAGGGGCGGACACGCACTCTCCCTTGCTGCCTTCCGGCCTTGGCCTGCGCTCTTCCCTCGTTCGGGCCGCCTTTGACGCCAGCAAGATGGATGATGCCCCATGTGTCTGTTTTCCAAGCCTTCCCAGCCTGATCCGCCGGCGCTTCCGCCGGAACCGGCGCAATTGAAGCAGCCGGACGGGGCTGCGGTTCGCACCGCCGTTGGGCGGCGGACGGAGGATCGGGTGCGGTCGCGGCCAGATACGATTCTGACGTCGCCTTCCGGAGTGACGACGACGGCGCCGACCGAGAAGAAGACGTTGCTTGGGCAGTGAGGCTCGCGGTGCGGGTCTTGGCGCTGGCGCGGGCAAGGCCTGCGTAGGGGCACCTGCGCTCGTTGCTCGGCGTCATCCCAGGCCTTGGCCGAGGATCCGCTAAGCCGTCGCAGATGCTCGGGACAAGCCCGAGCATGACGAAGGAGAGGGTTGGTCGGCCTTTTCACAGTGAGAGCGCAGATCCTGTCTGCGCGGATATTACCCGCTTCGGCCCTGCCGTGGGGATGCAACGCAGCTTGGCTGCGGGGATGGACACCAACGCAGGCTTGGCCCGCATGGAGGCAAATGAGGCATGAGCGACAACGCACCGGATCATGAGAGCCAGATCACCTATCACCGCCGGCGGATGGAGGAGCTGAAGCGCATCCGCCAGCCGTGGGAGGCTGTGTGGCGGCAGTTGGCGGATTATATCGAGCCGACGCGGCTGCGGTTGACCGAGAAGGACGAGGGGGCGGTGAGCCGCGCCAAGATCATCGACAGCACAGGGACGTTTGCGCACCGGACGCTGAAATCGGGGATGCATTCGGGCATTACCTCGCCGGCGCGACCTTGGTTTCGGCTGACGACCTATGATCCGGATTTGAAGGATTTCGCGCCGGTGAAAGAGTATCTGGCGGCTGTGGAACAGCGGCTGCGGGAGGTGTTTCAATCCTCCAACGTCTATAACGCCTTTCATACCGGGTATGGCGATCTTGGGCAGTTCGGGCAGTCGGTCGGCATTCTTTCGGAGGATGCCGACAAGGTGGTGCGGATGCAGCAGTTGCTGCATGGCAGCTTCTGGATTGCGCGCGACGAGAACGGCCGGGTGACGACGCTCTATCGGCGGTTTCGCTGGTCGGTGCAGCGGATCGTTTCCCGCTTCGGTTACGACAATGTCAGCCAGACGGTGAAGAATTTCTACGACAATGGCCGCTATGACGAGATCCTGACGATCTGTCATGCGATCGAGCCGCGGCTTTCGCGCGATCCCGACAGGATCGACAAACGCAACAAGCCGTTCCTTTCCAACTATTGGGAAGAGCAGGCGGGCGACAAGCGGCTGCTCGAGGAAAGCGGTTTTGACGAGAACCCGCTGATCGGCCCTGCCTGGGAGATATCAGGCGACGACAATTATGCGACGTCGCCGGGGCAGATCGCGCTCGGTGATATCTCGATGCTGCAGCTGGAACAGCAGCGTAAGCTCGAGGCGATCGACAAGCTGGTGCGGCCGCCGATGACCGGGCCGACCTCGATGCGCAACAACCCCGCGTCGCTGCTGCCGGGGAAGATCACCTATGTCGACGATCCGAACGGGCGGGGTTTTCGGCCGGCGATGGAGATTCAGCTCCGGCTTTCCGAGCTGGCGAGCGATATTCGCGAGACGCAGGAGCGCATTCGCCAGGCTTTTTATGCCGATCTGTTCCTGATGCTCTCGCAGATGGAGGGCATCCAGCCGCGCAACCAGTTCGAGATCGCCGAGCGCAAGGAGGAGAAGCTCTTAGCGCTCGGGCCGGTGCTGGAGAATATCTACGGCGCGCAGCTGGAGCCGACGATCGACCGGACCTACCAGATCCTCAACCGGCGGCGCGAACTGCCGCCGCCGCCGAGGGAATTGCAGAACCAGGAGCTGAAGATCGAATATATCTCGATCCTCGCCCAGGCGCAGAAGGCGGTGGCGACGGGCAGCATCGAGCGGGGCTTTGCCTTCCTCGGGCAGGTCTCGGCCGTCAAGCCCGAGGTGCTCGACAAGGTCGATGCCGACGAGGCGGTCGATCTCTATTTCGACTATCTCGGAGTGCCGCCCTCCGTCGTCGTGCCCGACGACGAGGTGGCGCAGCTCAGGGGTGCGCGCGCCCAGAAGCAGCAGATGGCCGAAAATGCCGAGATGGCCGCGAAGATGGCGCCGGCGGCAAAATCCGGCGCGGATGCGGCGGCGGTGCTGGCGAGCGCCGGTGAGAACCCGAACGGGGCGGCCCTTCTGCAGCAGCTGGGGCTTGGCTGATGAGCGACCCCAGCGACTATCTCTCGCCCGCCGAAAAGTATGAGCGCGAGGCGCTTGTCGCGGCTTTTCGCGAGGTCTTCTCGCTGCCTTCAGGCAAACGCGTGCTGTTCTGGATGCTGGAGCAATGCGCGATCTACCGCGAAGCCTTTGCCGGCGAGGCGGTGAACGCGACGCATTACACGCTCGGCCTGCAAGGGGCCGGGCGCAAGCTGATCGCCATGCTCGACGAGGTCGACCAGCGCTTCTACCCCAGCCTGCTGCTCGAAATCGCCACCATCAAAGCCATCGACCGCGAGGTCGCCACCAACATGAGGAGTGAAGACGATGATGTCGACGCATGAGCGCATCGGCCGGCCTGATATAGCATGGAGCGCCGAGGGCGCCGGCAGCGGCGGCGGGGAGCCGGAGAATGTTTTGTTTCCCGATGACGTGCCGCAGCAAAGCGGCGCTGGCCGGGGTGACGCAGGCGCGGGCGGCCGGAGCGAGGTGCAGGCCGATCCCGCCAGGACCGATGAGGAGAAGGCGCCTGATAAGGCCGGGCAGAACGGCGACGAGACCGCGCCTGATGAAGCCGACAGGGTGCCGGAGGATGGGAAGTATACGCTTACCATGCCTGACGGCATTGCGGTGGACGAGGAGCTGCTCGGCGCACTCGGGCCCGATTTCCGTGAGCTGGGGCTGACCAACAGCGAGGCGCAGAAGCTTGCCGACCGGTTCATCGCCATCCAGGCGGGGCGTGCGGAAGCGCGCGGCAAGGTCTGGGGCGAGACGGTTTCGAAATGGGCCGATGACGCCAAGGCCGATTCAGAGATCGGCGGAAGGCGCTGGGACGCGACCGTGCGTGACAGCCGGCGCTTCGTCAACAACATGGGAACGCCGGCTCTGCGCGAATATCTGGAGGCGAGTGGTGGCGGCAACCATCCGGAGCTTATTCGTATTTTTGCGAAGGCCGGGGCGCTCATCAGAGAGGACGATCCGGCCACCGGCGGCGCCGGAGGCACGGGCAGGCCCGTCGATCCAGCGCATGTTCTTTTTCCGAACGATGCACCGAAAGGCTAAAGTGATATGGCAACAATCGGCAATAGTTTCCCTCAGCTGATCGACATGCACAAGGGCTCAACCGAGGGCTCCGTTGTCGAACTGCTGTCGCAGCAGAACCCCATCCTCGACGACGCGATCGCGACCGAATGCAACATGGGCGCTTCGCACCGCCACATGATCCGCACCGGCCTGCCATCCGTCGCCTGGGGCCGCCTCTACCAGGGCGTTCCGCAGTCCAAGGCGACCATGCAGCAGGTCGACGACACGACAGGTTTCGTCGAGGCCATGTCCGGCGTCGACGTGCGCCTCCTGAAACTCGCGCCCGATCCGGCCAAGGAACGGCTGACGTCTGCCGCCCCCTTCATGGAGGCGATGAACCAGGAGGTCGCGACCGGCATCTTCTACCACAATACCGAGACGACGCCGGAGAAGTTCAAGGGGCTTTCGGCCCGCTATTCCAGCTATTCCGATACGCGCGGCACGATTGCCAACCAGGTGGTCAACGGCGGCGGAACCGGCAGCGACAATACCTCGATCTGGTTCGTCACCTGGGGCGATCATGCCAGCTCGCTGATCTATCCCAAGGGCACCAAGGCCGGCGTGAGCCACGAGGACAAGGGCGAGCAGCGCGTGCTCGACGAGAGCGGCCAGCCCTATTTCCGCAAGGAAGACTACTGGTGCTGGCATGTCGGCATGTTCGTGAAGGACTGGCGCTACAATGCCCGCGTCGCCAATATCGACGTGTCGAACATGCTTGCCGGCTCCGTCGACCTCTGGGCGCTGATGCGCAAGGCCTACTATCGCCTGCAGTCGCGCCGCCGCGATGGCGTCGCGAGCCGCATTGCGATCTACATGAACCGCGACGTTCTCGAAATCCTCGACGTGCAGTCGAGCGACCGAAGCCTGCTGGCGGCCAACCCGAACTATACCGGGCTGACGCACATGACCGTCGAGGGCAAGGAAGTGCGGGCCTATCGCGGCATTCCGATCCGCGAGACCGACGCCATCCTCAACACCGAGGCGGCGGTCCCCGTTGCGCCCTGACCGGGCCTGATTGGCTAGAGCGGTTCAGCTTTTCATGGAAACGCAGAACCGCTCTAACTTTTTGTTTTTACGCAATTCCGGACGGAAAACCGCTTCGCACTTTTCCTGGAATTGCTCTAGAGCCCGTCGCCATTGGCGGCGGGCAATCATCCCAAGACATCACCAGACCCGAGAGGCATCTCAGATGATTTTCGACAAGCAGAGCCTGCTTTCCGACGCGCAGGCAATCACCGCGGATGCGGCCAGCACCAATGTGATCAACCTCGGCCCGATCGCCACCGGCACGGTGCGCAATATCGGCAAGGGCAAAAAGATCCCGCTTTCGATCCAGGTGGTCGAGGCGTTCAACAACCTGACCTCGCTCGAGGTCAAGGTGCAGGTCGACGACAACGAGACCTTCACCTCGCCGAAGCAGATCGGCACGACTGGCCTGTTGGCGCTCGCCGACCTTGCGCTCGGCAAGAAGATCAACATCGACAGCGTGCCGCGCGACGCCGACGAGCGCTTCTTCCGCCTGTTCTACGACGTGACGGGAACGGCGCCGACGACAGGCAAGATCACCGCCGGCGTGGTCGCGGCGACGGAGTAGCCGCCATGGTGACGGTGACCGCAAACGAAAGGGGCTATTTCGACGGCGAGCTGCGCGACATCGGCGCTTCCTTCGTCGTGCCGGATGCTCTCTGGAACGACGAGGAGAGGCGGCCGAGATGGGCAAGCCTTTCGCGCGAGGGCGTCGGCGCTGCCCGGATCGTCAGGCCGAAAGTCGGTGAGGCGGACGGTGTTGCCGAGATTCCCGAGGACTGGCAGAGCCTGTCTGTGGCGGCGCGCAAGGCGCTCGCCAGGGCGATCTCCGGTGAGCCGGTGCCGAATGTGAAGGACGCGGACGGGGCGATCGCCGCTGAGATCGCGCGGCGCGCGGTGGATGCTGGTTCGGGCGTGGGCGACAAGGTGTCTGGGAATGGTATCCAGGAGGCGCTTGGACAGCAGCAGCCCGATTGGGTTGTGCCGGCTGCGTCGTAGCCGGTGCAGAGTGACGGGGAGGGCGTGTTTTGCCCTCCCTCAGACTGATGACAAAGCCGCCAACTTCTCTTTCGTCATGCTCGGGCTTGTGCCCCAAGCATCTGCCTCCGCGCGATAGGGCAGCAGATCCTCGGCACAAGGCCGAGGATGACGCCGAGTGAAGAGCTGGGCTCGTCGACAAATCCGGAGGGCGCGTTGCCCTCCTTACCGCACTCCAGACGAGAAACATCTTCATGGCTGAAATTTTCAATGAGCAGCGGGTGATCGGTGTGCATATCGTTCCTGATGGAACGGTGCTGCACAATGGGCAGCGCGTGGTGGGTATCCGCGAGGCGGGGAGCGGCGTGCTGTTTACCGGTGGCCGGCGTGTGCTCGGCGTCAGCGTGCTTTCGGGCAGCGAAGTGATCTATAACGAGCAGGTCGTCATCGGCGCGGTGATCATCCGGGACGGCCGCACACTCTATAATGGGATGCCGGTCGTGACGGTCAGCGGCAGCGGTGCGGCACCCGTTGATCCCGATCGCTACATGTTCTTCGCGACGCGCAACCGCATGCCTTCGGGCGCGCTGGTGACGGCCGCGGCGGGGACGAACTATGTCTGCTCGAAGATCGTCGTGTCGTCGCCTTCATACCGCACAAACACCTTCCGCTTTCATTTCTCCGGCTTTGCCTCGACGGAGGGCGGAAACAGCCCGCAGGAAACGATCTATGCCGGCAATGCGACTGTTATCGACGGGCTTTTGATCCGGGTCGGCGGCGCATTCCATGCCTGCAGCTTTGCCGGGGCGGCCGGTGTCACGATCGCCGATCAATCGCAGGGCGCCTGGAGCGATCCGCTGACGCTTGCCGATGCCGTGGCCGCCGAGACCGACATCGAGATCTGGCTGTTCTACCACACCGATGCCGGGCAGATGCAGCTGCCCGTCTACCGCATCCAGAAGCATCGCGGCGAACGCATATGGGGTGCGGCCGATTACGCATCGCTGCTTGCCTTCAAGGACACGCCCGATGCCGACAGCACGCCGGCGCTGGAGACGAATTACGGCGGCCAGACGCAGCCGCAATATTACGGGCCTGATTTCATGGTGGCGAAGGGCGAATGGGACGGACGGCCGGTCGCGCTCGTTGCCTGCGACAGCATCGGCGAGGCGAGGCAGGAATTTTCCGCGGCCGCGGACCAGAGGGGCAATCTCGGCTGGCTGAGGAAATGGCTCGACTCCGCCTGGCGGATTCCGCATCTGATGATCGGCATGCCGGGCGCTGCGGCCTTCCGCGAACTCACCGGCTCCGGTGCAAGCATCGCCACGCGGCGCTGGGCGATCGTCGATGAGATCATCGCCTTCAACGGCGGCAAGCGGCCATTCACCGTCATCCTCAACCAGATGGGGCAGAACGATACGACGACGCCCTATTCCACTTTCTTCACGACGCGTTACCTCGGCTTCGTCAACCGGCTGCGCGCCCGCTACAGCGGCGTGAAGATCGTCGCGCTGCCGCCGCTCGGGCGAACCAGCGCCACCATTGCGATCACGCTGACCTCTGTCGGCACGCTGGCCACGGCGACCTGCGCCTCGACCGCGCATCTGATCTCCGGCCAGAGCCTGATCATCGCGGGCGCCACGCCCTCGGCCTATAACGGCACTTACGTGATATCGGTCACCGGCCCGACGACCTTCACCTATACATTCGCCGGCGGCACTTCGCCGGCGACAGGCACGATCACCGCCGCCGACGATTTCAGGACCGAGGCAAGCCAGACATATGCCGCGCAGAATACCTATCCCGCCGATGGGACCGATGCCTCGAACAAATGGCGCCTGCGCAGCGACATCCTGGCCAAGACCTCGGCGTGCTGCGACGACGGCATCGATACGCTCGCCGCCTGGCAGGGACCTGCCGGCATGGGCAAATGGCCGGGGCAGGTCGACCTGCCCTCGAGCGTATTGACTGTTCAGGCCGGCACGGACGGCGTTGCCACCTATACTTCAATCCAGGTGGCCGACGGTTCGATCTTTTCCCCCGAGCAACCGCTTCGCATCTACAGCGCCGACGGCCTGACATTGCTGCGCTCGCCGACGATCGCTGCCGTGAATGGCAACGTCCTGACGCTCGCGGCAGCGGCAACGGTGCTGCCGGCGGGCAGCCTCGTCAGGCAGGCGGTGTCGCCGGATGGCGTGCATCCTCATCCCGCCATGGTGAAACGGATCAGGCTGGGTGTGGCGCAGGGGGAGAAGGAAAAATTGAAGGTGGCGTGACGTCCACGCCCTCGTTTCACAGGCTGCGCTTCAGTTTTCGTCTTTTATGTGCCGTCCGCCGGCCATCAAGCGAAGCTGATGTTCGTCGTGAACGCCCTGCCGGTAAAGCTCGATGACGAGGGAGCCGATGCTGTCGGCTTTCTCGCTGGATCTTTCGATATCAAGATCAGCGCAGACAGCTTCGTGAACGCGCCGGCAAACATCGAGATCCGCCGAAGAGAGCGGTTCGTCGCGTGTGCTGAACAGCTTGTCTGACATCGCCTAACCCTTTTCGATGCCTGTGAATCGCTATCGAAAAAGATAATTTCGCGATGTTTCTTCTGCAAGATGGACGAAGGCCCAATCTCGAAACAATCAAGAAACGCGGCAAGTAAAGGCCGAGGGCGGTCGAGGCGAGCCGGCCACGGGCGCCTGGGTCTTCCGATTGCTGAGCGCATGATCTATTCCGTCGCGGGAGCCTTGCCGCCTTCGCGCGACAGGCGCAGCGCCTTCAGCCGCTTCGTCTTCTCCTTGCGCGCCCGCTGCTCCGCCTCGATGGTTTCCTTGGCGGTCCGCTCGGTATTCTCGAAACGATGCTGCCGATAAGCCTTTGATGAGGGTTCACGTTCTCTTGTCATGGCCGGGAAACGCAAGCCGGCGGAAACGGTTTCATGGAAAATGGGAAATCTGCCGCGACCCGGTGGGTGGGCTGGCCGGAGAGGGTAATACCCATATAAGTCGGGTATTAAGTATTTCAGGCATATCTCTCGTCAGAAAATGACACTATGAATTATTGCATGATGACCGTAGGTAAGCCGGCGGCATTCCTCTTCAGGTGCAGCAAATGATTTCTTCGCAAGGACGGCGCCCGCGTGAATAATTGGTTTCTTCATGCTTCTTGATTGAAACGGTGTCTCATTTCTCGGTACTGGAAAGCAGGTCTCCAAATTGTCTGTTAGTGTGAAGAAGAAGGCTGTGGCATCGGCGCTATGGTCTGTTGTCAGGATCGGCGTAGATCAGGTTTTTTCCTTTGTTGTATTTGTGGTTGTTGCTCGTATTCTCGGACCCGTCGAGGTTGGGTTATTTGCACTTGGCATGATTGTTTCCGAAATGGGTCGCATATTCGCGACCTCTGGTTTTTCCGACGCTGTCACCAAAGCGAGGGAAGACGATGAGGAGATCGTCTCGCGAGCAGCCTTCTGGGGCAATATGGGCATGGCTGTCGCCTGTGCCGCGCTCATAACCATGCTTGCCCAACCGATTTCTTGGCTTATGGGAAGCGATCGGCTGGAGGGGGTTCTCATCGCCCTTGCCTGGACACTTCCGATTTCTGCCGGCGGCGCAATTCACATGGCGCGCCGGTTGCGCCGGTTCGGGCACAAGACGCTCGCCATTCGATCCATCATTGCGGGTTTGATCGGCAGTGCTGCCGCCGTTTGGGCAGCCCATGAGAATTTTGGCGTCTACGCCCTGGTGATACAGCGCTTCATCACCGAACTCGTGACAATGTTGACGGCGTGGCTTGCCTTTCGCTGGTGGCCATCGGTCAATTTCACACGGGCGCAGCTGATGGAGGTTCTTCCCTTCAGCGTGAGCATGTCCGCTTCGAAATTGATCGGCGTGATCATTTCGCGCGTGCAGGACATGATTATCGGGGTTTTCGTCGGTCCGGCGTCCGTCGGCTTCTATCGCGTCGCCCGGCGGACGATCGACATGCTGTCGATCGGCACCCTGACGCCCATCTCCACGGTCTCGGTCAATCTCTTCGTCACCATCCGCGAGGATCAGGCAAGGGTCAAGCAGACGTTCGTCCGTCTGCTGAGCGTCGCCGCCGCGGTGTCGTTTCCCGCTTTCTTCGGCCTGGCTGCGGTCGCCAAGGACCTGGTGGCAATCCTCTATGGAGAGCGGTGGCTTGACGTCGTACCGATGATGCAGGCGCTGTCGCTCTTTTGCATACCGAGCCTGTTCGGCCTGCTCTTCCTCTCCATGCTGACCTCCTTCGGTCAGTCAAAGAAGGCTCTCCGCTTCACGACCATACAGTTTTTCGTCACCGTCGCATTTGCTCTCATTGCCGCGCCTTTCGGCGTGTGGCCGATCATATTGTCACTGCTGGCGCGCGGATATGTGATGATCCCCTATCAGATCAAACTGATCGAACCGCATACGCAATGCTCGTTGTCCGAAGCAGGGCTGGCTATGCTGCGGCCGCTCGTGGCTGCCCTGATCATGGCCGTTGCCTGCTATTGTCTCGCGACTTACGGGCTTGCGCCTATTCACAATGCTATCCTGCGCCTCGTTACTGCGGTCAGCGCCGGGATGATCATCTATACGGCAGTGCTGTTTCTGACTGACCGTCAATCGATTATTTGGTTGATCCAGCTATCAAGATCTCGTTCCGAGAAATTCAGCTAGTATAGAGATCTGCGATAGGCGCATTTGCCGCCCGTACTACTGTGCGTGCAAACTGAAAGGTGTGGCAAGCAGCCCAATGGGGCCGCTTGCCTTTTCTTTTTCGGGTTGTTCGATGCATTCGATGTGATGCCGGCCAATCAATATTCGGCTTGGAATATAGTTGGCGAAGCTTTCCGTCTTAAATTTTAGGTTGCTTTTTAGCGGTTTACCTTCTTTTGGAAAGCTTGTTTATCTCTTTGTAGAATCGATGTAATCGATACTCGCCTGCCAGTATGACTTCAATTTACAATTCTGTGGATATTGGGTGATTACAGCCAGAGCCTCTTATCTGGAGGCATTTCCTATGCATTCAATAAGAGTGGGGCCGATCAATGTGTCGGCAGGGGATATAGTTTATGGAGTTTGCTTGCCCTGAAGTTCAGGGCGGCTTTGAGATGGGGGTCTCAATGAAAATGTTCGCCTTCAGTAAGGTTTCCAATTTCGGGGATCAGTTGAATCATTGGCTTTGGCCAAAACTGTTGCCCGCGGGATTCTTCACTGAAAACGATGACAGGCTGTTTCTGGGGATCGGCTCTGTCCTTTATGACAGCCACCCCGCCAATGCGCAGAAAGTTGTATTCGGGGCAGGCTATGCCGGATATTCGGCGCTTCCGACCATCGACGAGACCTGGAAGCTCTATTTCGTGCGCGGCAAGAACACCGCCGCAGCCTTGAACCTGCCTGAAGATATGGCGATCGGCGATTCCGGCATCCTCATAAGGGCCGTTACGCTTCCGAAATATGAAAAGCGCTTTCGCGTTTCCTTCATGCCGCATTACGAAAGCGCGATGTTCGGCAGCTGGGAAAAGATCTGCAACAAGCTCGGCATCAATTTCATCGATCCGCGATGGGACGTGGATATGGTGCTGGAGCACATGCTGTCGTCGGAGCTCGTGGTTTCCGAAGCCATGCACGGCGTCATCATCGCAGATGCGTTGCGGGTGCCGTGGAAGGCGATCCTGCCGCACGATCCGAACCATCGGAACAAATGGCACGACTGGGCAAGCGTGCTCGATCTCAAGATCGATTTCCTGCGCCTTGGGCCATCCAACGCGCTGGAATGGCTGATGAGTTTCTTTTGGGGAAGGCGACGTTTCGTCTACGCCCTGCGGAAACGCCGAGACAAATTTTTCAGCTTCGGTTTCGGTTTGCCGCTGACAACCGCTATCGGTGCACTGAAAACGGCCAGCCAGGCCAATGGCCAATTGAGCTCCGATACCAGCATTGAACGCGTGACAAGCCGCATGCTCGTCGAGCTCGATCGCCTGAAGACGGATTTCGCTCCTGCCGCCATGGCGATGAGCGGCGCGTATTGATCCGTGCCGCGCTTAAGATGCAGGACAGGGGATGACGGCACTGGCCCGAATTGCGCAGGCCGTCAGCTAGCTGTCTGATCCGAGATCCGGCGGTGCAAGGCCAATTCTGACGCAACCGGATGCAGGTTGCGCCGCCAACCGGGCGCCTCGTCGGCGCCCGGTTTTTTGCGACTCAGCCTTTGAGGAAGGCGAGGAGGTCGGCGTTTATGACGTCGGCATGAGTGGTGCACATGCCGTGCGGGAATTTCTCGTAGACCTTCAGCGTGGCGTTCTGCAGGAGCTTGGACGAGAGCAGGGCGGAATCGGCGATCGGCACGATCTGGTCGTCATCGCCGTGCATGACGAAGGTCGGCACGGTGATGATCTTCAGGTCTTCGGTGAAATCGGTTTCCGAAAAGGCCTTGATGCCGTCGTAATGCGCCTTGGCGCCGCCGATCATGCCCTGGCGCCACCAATTGTTGATGATCGGCTCGGAGACCTTCGCGCCCGGCCGGTTGAAGCTGTAGAAAGGGCCAGCCGGGAGATCGCGATAGAACTGCGAGCGGTTGGCGGCGAGCTGGCTGCGCAGGCCGTCGAAGACTTCGATCGGCAGACCGCCGGGATTGGCATCGGATTTGACCATGACCGGCGGCACGGCGCCGATGAGGACGAGCTTGGCGACGCGGCCCTGCGGCTGGCCATGGCGCGCGACATAGTGGGTCGCTTCGCCGCCGCCGGTGGAATGGCCGACATGGATCGCGTTGCGGAGATCGAGATGCTCGACGACAGCGGCGGCGTCCGCCGCGTAATGATCCATATCGTGACCATCACCCACCTGGGTGGAGCGGCCGTGGCCGCGGCGGTCATGGGCGACGACGCGGTAGCCGTGATGCAGAAAGAACAGCATCTGGGCATCCCAATCGTCGGAGCAAAGCGGCCAGCCGTGGTGGAACATGATCGGCTGGGCGTCCTTCGAACCCCAATCCTTGTAGAAGATATCGACGCCGTCCTTGGTGGTGACTGTGCTCATGGCATGGCTCCCTTGGTTGGTTGGATTGATGCAGGCGGAAGTCTGCGCCGTCGTCGGCGCAATTGGGCAAGGTCATGGGCGCGGCTCGAAGGTTGCGCCCGGTGCGGATCTACGTATCTAACGTGTCTTGCTATTCGATGGATATGACAGATTTCCATAGGTGACGGCGCAGATAAGTAAAGCCACGGAGGTCACAGTCGGATCGTTTTGACGCCGGGCGCTCGCCGTGCCCTTCGAGGCCCCTGAGGATAGGGATCTCTTGAGCGGTTTCAACGGGAAGGCGCCAGCGGTTACACCTGCGTAAAGCTGCCATCGGTGGTATTCTGGAAACTTCCAGCCAATGGGGGGCGGGTAAGATGGCGAAGTTGTCAGGAGAAAAAGACGGCGACAGCTCGGCAGGACCGACCAAGGCGACGCATGCTTCGACAACAAAAGGGGACGACGCCCATCAAGCGATCATCCGGTCTCTTGGGCGTAACTTCATCTATGTCTTCATATTCGCCGCTGCGACCGCCGTTGTCGTCACATCGATCATAGCGATGCTGCGTTGAACTTGGCCGACCGCCGCTGGTATGGTCGTCTGTTTCATATCGTCGGTGCGGGTCAAGGGGCCGAACGGGCCGTCATCCAAAGCGCAGCCGAGCTTTATCGGCAAGTCAACCGCACCGCTTTCACATTCATCGGGTGAAGCAGTCTTTTGGGCGTTTCGTCGCGGCAACCATTGAGGGGCTAGGGTCGCTCAACCACGGGGTTGACCGACATGACATCCATCGTTTCCATCTGCAATCTGGCGCTCGCTTCCATCGGCAAGGACAGCATCAATGCGCTGAGCGAGCCGACGGTGGAGGCGCGCGCCTGCAACCGTTTCTTTGCGCCGGCGCGTGATGCGCTGCTGCAGGCCTATCCCTGGCGTTTTGCCGGCAGGACTCGATCGCTTGCGGCAATCGAGAACGACCGGCCGGGGGAGTGGGCCTATGCCTATGACCGACCGGTGGACTGCCTGGCGATCCGGGGCATCCGTTCGGCGCTCGACGTGACCGGCGATGCTTCGGTGGGCGGCGTCTTTTCCGGTGGCGCGTCTTCCTCCGCCGGCGGGCATGCCTATGACGCCGAGGGCGGCATGATCTATTGCAATGTTTCGCCCGCCTATCTGAATTTCACGGAGAGGCTGACCGACCCGACGAAATATTCGCCGCTGTTCATCGATGCGCTTGCCTGGCATCTGGCGGTGCGGCTCGCCATGCCGCTGACGCGCGATGCGCAAGTGCGCGCCGATGCGTTTCAGCTTGCCACGAGCACGCAGGCGCTCGCCCAGACGGCGGATGCCAACGAGGCCTGGGACGGCGCCGACGATCAGGACGGGCTGACGGGAGGGCGGGCGAATGGCTGATCTGCGCGCCTACCAGCCGTCCTTCGGGGGCGGGGAACTCTCGCCGGCGCTCTGGGCGCGCGTCGACCAGGGGAAATATGGCATCGGCCTGAAGACGGCGCTGAACCTCTTCATCAATCCGCATGGCGGGGCATCGAACCGCGCCGGTCTCGCCTTCATCCGCGAGGTCAAGGCCAGTGCCAACAAGGCGCGGCTGATCCCTTTCCAGTTCAACACCGAGCAATCCTATGTGCTGGAATTCGGCCATCTCTATTTCCGCGTCTTCCGGGATGGCGGGCTCGTTCTGTCAGGCGCCACACCTTACGAGGTGACGACGCCCTATGTGCATACGGCGCTCGACGAGCTGGTGTTCGTGCAGGAGGCTGACGTGATGTATATCTGTCATCCCGACTATCCCGTGCGCAAACTGGCGCGCCACGCCGACAACAACTGGACGCTTGCCGTCGTCACCTTCGCGCCGAAGATTGCGGCACCCACTGGCGTCGCTGCCGTCCCGCTCGGCGGATCGGGGAGCACGACCTATGGCTATAGCGTCTCTGCCATCGACAATGAGAGTGGCGAGGAAAGCCTGCCGACCGCGCCCGTTTACGTCAACAACGACCTGACTGTGACCGGCCGCAGGAACCGCATCACCTGGGCTGCGGTGGCGGGCGCCTCACGCTACATCGTCTACAAGAACGACAACGGCGTCTATGGCTATATCGGCGGCACGGCCGGACTGTTGTTCGACGACGACAATATCGCGGCCGATCTTGCCGATACGCCGCAGACGGCGCGCAATCCCTTCAACAGCGCCGGCAACTATCCCCGCTGCGCGACCTTCATCGAGCAGCGGCTGGCCTTCGCCTCGACGAAGAACGATCCGCAGGCGGTCTGGCTGTCGCAATCGGCCAATTACGAGAATTTCGGCTATTCCTCGCCGTCGAAGGCAAGCGACGCCGTGACCTTCCGCATCCGCGCCCGGCAGGTGAACGAGATCCGCTCGATGCTGGCACTGCGCGGACTGATGCTTTTGACCTCAGGGGCCGAGTGGATCGTCAGCGGCGGCTCGCAATCCGACGCGATTTCTCCCTCGTCGATCAAGATCGACAACCAGGGCTATCGCGGGGCCGCCAGGGTGCAGCCGATCGTCGTCGGCAACACCGTGCTCTTTGCCCAGGAACGCGGCGGGGTCGTGCGCGATTTCAGCTATGTTTATACCGAGGACAGCTTCGTCGGCAAAGACCTGACCATCCTTGCCCGCCATCTCTTCGAGAACCGACGCATCAAGGCCTGGGCCTATGCGCAGGCGCCCTATTCGATCGCCTGGGTGGTGCTCGACAACGGCGCGCTTGTTTCGCTCACCTATCTCAAGGAGCATGACGTCTGGGCCTGGACGCGCCATGAAAGCGGACCTGACGACGACGCCGTTTTCGAGGATGTCACCGTGATTGCCGAGGGCAATGAGGACGTGCCCTATTTCCTCGTCAAGCGCACGATCGGCGGCCAGTCGCGGCGCTATATCGAAAGGCTGCACAGCCGCGTCTTTCAATCGGTCAACGATGCCTTCTTCGTCGATTGTGGCCTGACCTATAGCGGCGCGCCGGCCACCGTGATCGGCGGGCTGGCGCATCTCGAAGGGCAGAAGGTGGTGGCGTTGGCCGATGGCAATGTCGTTCGAAACCTGACCGTAACAAGCGGCAGTGTGACGCTCGATGTCGCCGCTTCCAAGGTGCATGTCGGCCTGCCCATCGTTTCGGCGCTGCAGACGCTCGATATCGATCTCGGCAATGTCGGCGGGCTCGGCACTGTGCAGGGGCGGCAGAAATCCGTTAGCAACGTGACGCTGAGGGTCGAGCAGACGCGCGGGATCTTCATCGGCCCACGTGACGGGGCGCGGGGCGACGAACATCTCGTGGAATACAAGCAGCGCTCGACGGAGGATTGGGACGATCCGATCGAACCCGTCACCGGCGATATCTCGCTGACGCCGCAATGGGACTGGGACACCGGCGGCAACATGTGGATCAAGCAGTTCGATCCGCTGCCGATGACCATTCTCGCGATCATGCCGGATATTACCCTTGGCCGGTGAGATCCGAGTTCTGCCCGTCCGCGCGCTTGATGTGCGCGGGGTCGCACGGCGCATGCGCAAGGCGGATCGCGACGAGGTGTGGAAGGCATCGGGCCTGACGCCGATCGGGGCACTCATCTATTCGCTGCGCAAATCTTCGTCCGCCTGGACGGTTTTCATCGACGGGCGGGCCGAGGCGATCTTCGGCGTCGGCGCCATCAACATCCTTGCCGGCGTCGGCGCGCCATGGCTGCTCGGGACCGATGCCATCGAACGCCATGCGGCCGGCTTTCTCCGGGGCTCGCTCGAGTGGAGGGACCAACTGTTGCGGCACTATCCCATTCTGAGAAACCTCGTCGACGTCGACAACCGCGTCTCGCTGCGCTGGCTGCGGTGGCTGGGTTTCACGATTTTCGATCCCGTCATCCTACGCGGTCATGAATTCCGCCCATTCGAATTGAGGTGCTTCGATGTGTGATATCGGTCTTGCCCTGGCGCTCGGCTCGACGCTGGTCAGCGCCGCCGGCTCGGTGCAGCAGGGGCAGGCTGCGAAAGCGGCCGGCAAATACAACCAGCAGGTCGCCGAGATGAATGCCGAGCTTTCCGAGCGCCGCGCGCAGGATGCGCTGGAACGCGGCCAGCAGGAAGAGCAGCGCAAGCGGCAGGAAGTGGCGAGGATCCAAGGCGCGCAGACCGCTGCGATGGCGGCGAACGGCCTCGACATCACCTTCGGCTCGCCGCTCGACACGCTTGTGGATACCGCGACCCTCGGCGAGCTCGATGCTCTGACGATCCGCACCAATGCCTATCGCGAGGCCTATGACTACCGCGTCGACGCCGTCAACCAGCGGGCGGGCGGCACGCTGGAGCGAGCGAAAGGGGATGCGGCGGCCAAGGGTGGATATCTGACGGCGGCGGGCTCGATCCTGACCGGGGTGGGCAAGGCCTATGAGGGGATCAACAGCAAGCCCACGACAGCCACCACACCGACGACATCCAAGCAGAAGTGAGGGCGAGCCATGGTCACCGTTCCCGAATACCAGAGCAATGTTGCGACGCGGCCGATCTTTCAAAGCAAGCTTGACGTTAAGGCCGACGCCGACGACTTCGGTGCGGCCGTCGGCAGGGGCATGGGGGATCTGGCGAAGGGCATCGAAGCTCTAGGGACGTCGATTTCCAACGTCAAGAAGCAGCGCGAGGCCGCTCAGCAGGCGGCGAATGGCGGCGCTGCCGAACAAAAGACAGCCGATCCCAAGTCGCTCGAGAGCGTCATGCGCGCCAAGGAGCAAGAGAACCAGCTCGCGGCCTGGGACCGCAACGCCCGATACGGCGAGGGCGGCTTCATGACGCTCACTGGCCGGGCGGCGGTCGACGGGCGCGCCGACTACGAGCGGCGGCTCATGGAGAAGCGCAAGGAATTCGGCGCGGGCCTTTCGGGCGAGGCGGCTGAACTCTATGGCCGCGCTGCCGATGCCAGGATCAATGCCTCGCTGCAAAGCGCGGTCGTCTATTCCGGCCAGCAGCGCAAGGTCTGGTTTCAGGAGAATGCAGCCGCGCGCGTCGACAGCTTCGCGAGGGATGCGGTGGTGAATTTCACCCGTCCCGATCTGGTGACGAAGAATGTTGCGGCTGGCCTCCTGGAACTGCAGGAACAGGGGCGGCTGGAGGGCTGGAGCGGCGATACGATGATGGCGCGCGGCAGCCAGTTTGTTTCCGGCGTCCACAGGGACATCACGCTTCGCCTGGCCGATGACGACCCGATTGCCGCCGACCGCTACCGGAAGGATCACGCCGGGCAGATGACCGGCGCCGACAATGACATGCTGACGGAGGCGCTCGAGAGCGAGATCAGCAACGAACACTCCAAGCGCGAGGCGGGCACGATCCTGGCGCAGGCCAGGCGCTCTGCCGAACCATCGGGCGATGCCGATGGCGGGCTTGCGGACGCCGGCGTGCCCTCCGGCCGCGCGGTCGCGACTGCCGGGCCGACCAGGCTTCGCGAGGCGCTTGCCGCGCGGCCGGCCGGCAGCGGCACGGAGGCCGTCGGCAGGCTCGACGAGAGTTTCGCCACCAACCTTGCTGCGATGATCGAGGATGCGCCGCCGGCCATTCGCGACGGGCTACAGATCCTTGGCAGCGCGAAGGGTGCCGCCAACGCCGTCGATCTCGGCTGGAACGGTCGGGCGCTGAAATCCGGCGCCGTGCCGAAGGACGTGCTCGACTATGTCAACGACCATGCCGAGCGATATGGCATGTATTTCCCCGTCATCGACGATCCCGAACAGGCCGCACCGTTTGCGACGCGCGGCGGCACTGTGGCGCCCCGCGGCAACAAGGTGACGCCGCGCGCGCTCGGCCCCTCTACCGACGACATCGACAAGAGCCTTGCCGGCATCAGCGACGACAAGGTCCGCCAGCTCACGCAAAACCGCGTCCAATCCGCGCTGGAGACGCAGGCGAGAGCTGAGGGGGCCAGGGTGGAACAGGCCAAGGCCGAACTCTGGCGAGCGATCGATGCCGGAAAGACGCCGGATGATGTGCCGCGGGAGATCCGCCAAGCGGCCGGCATGGAGGCTGTGTCGTCGGCGTGGAACTACATGCAGACGGCGGCGAAGGGCCGGGCAGGGCAGGGCGATGAGGTGCTGCTCTATGACATGCGCAGATATGCCGCCACGGATCCCGATGGCTTCGCCAATGTCGATCTCAGCGACTATCGCGGCCGGCTGACCCCGGACGCATTTCGCCAATTGGCGGAATTGCAGACCGCGGCGCCGACCAACCAGGCGGACAAGAGACGCGAGGGCGAGCAACTGGCCAATGCCTTTGCGCAATCGGAGGCGCAGCTCGAATCCATCGGCATCAGCGCAAGGGGCAGGCAAGGCCCCGAACGGGAGAGGGCGATCAAGCAGATCGCGCGCTTCCAGAACGCGCTCGCCTCCGAAATTGCCGCCTTCAAGAAGGAGAATAACGGCAAGGCGCCAAGCGAGTTCGATATCAGCTCGATGCGCAACAAGCTGCTGCTGCCGATCGTGCTGCGCGAGCCGGAGCCGGTGACGGAAACGCCGGTGCTCCATCTGGCCGACTGGCCGGATCTTGCCCCTGATAGCCGGCAAGCGCTGGCGCAGGAACTTTCGCGCGACCTCGGCAGGGAGCCGAACGAGGCTGAAGTGATGGGCTATTACAAGGGCATCGTTTCGCTTTTGGCGCTGGCGGCTGGACGGTGATGAACGGCGGCGGTCATTCATGATGCCAACTGTCTGGATTCTAAGCTTGTCTCCTCACCAGATTTGGAGACAAGCTATTGGAAACGTTGCCGGAAACCAAGATACGAGAGACGGGCGAGCTGGGAGCCGACGCTGTCGCCGGCGACGTTGTCCCGCGCTCATCTGATGAGCAGCCCGAGCAGCCGGCGAGCGAGCTTCCTCCTGCTGCTGAAAACGCGGAGACGACCGGCGATCCGGCGCCGCTGCCGGAACCAACAATACCGAATACCCGTCCGTTAGGGACCACCGCTGCCGCTGCCGCGGTCGCCCTTCGCTCTTCAGATGGAGACCCCGATCAGGTGGCGAGCGATCTTCGCCTTGCCGAGGATTATGCCAGAGAGACGGGTAGTCCAGTGCCTACGCCGGAACTGGTGAAGCAGTACCGCGACAGTTTTCGGCAGAAGACGCAGGAAGCGCAGAACGCGACGATTCTTTCGGAGTCGCCGGTTCTGTCCAACTGGCTGCTCATGCCCGGAAATGCGGTGTTGGCCGGCGATGATGTGGTGGGGCTTGCGTATTTTGAACGGATCGGTAGGCCATCTACGACCCCGGTAGGTGCGGACAACCTCGGTAGGGCTGCACCACCGGCCACCCTGTCCACTCCGGCTCCAGCCAAAAGGACTGCGCTACAGGTGCTGGCGCAAGAGATCGCCGGGGCCAGGGATAGGAGCAATGATGAGATCGCGGCACTGGAAGACCAGATAGACCGGCAGGCAGTGCCTGATCGGGATCTTTGGAAAACGGTGCTCAAGGATGTGCGAAACGGCACTGCTACGCGCGAAGATGCTCTCTCCGTACTCACCCCGGGGGTCTCCAGCTTCGTTCAGGAGGTCAAGGAGGCGGCGAAGGCTGTACCGGGTGCGGCTGTCGGATCGGTCGGCAAAGCTACCGAGGGCATTGGTCAGTGGGCGCAGCCATTGGCGGGACGCCCAGATAAAAGCGCCCTCGAGGCGTTGATAAGGGACATCGCCAGAGCCAAGGAGATCCGTGACAATCCAGAATTGATAGGCGCGCTTCGTATGCGGATAGATCACCAGCGTGACATCCTTCCCAGCAGCGCGCACGGGGCCCTCAGCGACATATTGGACGGTACCGCCACGCCGGAAGAGGTCACAGCAATTCTTACTCCTTCGGAAGCACTGAACGATTTCATCAGAGCTGTGCCAGCCACGCTACAGAAAGCGGGCCAGGAATGGCAGGATAAAGGTGCAAATCTCTATCGCCCCACTCCTGGAATGGAAGACAGCATTGGTTGGAAAGTCGGCACAGCCATCGGCTCGGCTTTGCCTGGTGCTGTTATCGGAGCGGCTACGGGCGGGACGGGGGCGATACTGTACGGCGCAGCGGAGGGCGCGGGTGAAGCTGCTTCGGGGGCTCGCAAGGCCGGTCTGGACGAGGCCATGCAGACGCAGGCGGCCCTTTACGGCGCCGTTCCCGGAGCTCTTGGTGCCATTCCGCCGCTGCGCCTTGTTCCCGGTGGCGTGGCGAGGCGCTTGCCACAAGCGGGCGCCGCGAAGTTTCTCACCGATCTTGCCGTCACCGGCGCGATCTCAGGGGCTCAGAGTGGTGGTAAACAGCTGGCGCAGAATTCGATCGCAAGATCTCTCTATGCGCCGGACAGGAATTTGTTTGACGGCGTTGCCGGTAATGCCATGGCCGATGGTTTCGCCAACATGCTGCTTGCGGCTGGCGAAACCGGCATCAGAGCTGCGTTGCGTGGTCGTTTGCCGAGTATGCGGATGAAGGGAGCCACGACTGGAGAGCCGGTAAGCATCGCCGAGATATCCCGGCAGGCCCAGGCATCCAAACTGCGTCAACGCGATCCGGAGAGGTTTCGTTGGTATGTCGCGCAGGCAACGCGAAACGGTCCTGCTGAGAGCATTTACGTTCCGGCGGACCGATTTGTCGATTACTTCGAGAAGAAAGGGATTGATCCTCGTACAGAGATCAACCGTCTCGGCTGGATCAGCCGCAGCGATCTTGACGCTGCGATCGCCGCTGGCGGCGATCTGAAAATCTCGACCGCCACCTATGCTGCGAAAATTGCGGGCTCCGAACATGATGCATTCTTTACGGAGAATGCAAAGTTGCGTCCTGATGACATGTCAGCGAGGGAAGTCGCCGAACTTAAACGGCGTGAGGAACAGGCACAGAAAGATGCCGAAGGCGCGTCCATCGACCAGCAGGCGCGTGATGCCGTCGAAGGCGCGGAGAAAGATGCTGAAACCGCCCGCGTTAATCGCGCGACGCGACGCTTCGTGAAGGAAGCACCTGAAGATGGCGAGGCTGTCGATACAGACGAACAGGCGCGACGGGCTATCGAGGGCGTGGATAAAGACGCCGAAGCCGCCAGAGTCAATGAGCAGACCGGACGCCTTGCGGGTAAGGCCTCTGGCGATGCCAAGGGCGCCGACCTGGATGAGCAGGCACGACGCGCCGTCGAGGGCGCGGATAAAGACGCTGAAACCGCCCGTATCAACCGGAAGACACGGCGCATTGCGAGGACGGCGCCTTGAGATGCCGAAGCCGGCAATCATTCGCCGTCCGGTCGAGGTTTGTTGTACGCGGGTTCCTGCACCGGAGCCTGCCCGGGGCACCCTGACATTTCCTCCGAAATATTTGCCCGGCCAGATGGGGAAACAACCATCGGCGCTTATGGTCTTTTTACAACCAAGCGAGTGGCGGCACATGACGATTTCAAGCACGAACAACCGATCCGGTCCCTATCCCGGCAATGCTGTGACAACAGTTTTCGACTATGATTTCTTCATCGCCGACGAGCGGCATCTGCTCGTCATCAAGCGGCGCGCCAATGGCGATGAGGAGATCCTGACGCTCGACGCCGATTACAGCGTTTCAGGGGTCGGCAATCCCGAAGGCGGTTCGATCAATACCGGGGCGAGCGGCGCTCCTTCCGCCCAGGAGACGATCACCCTGCTGCTCAACGTGCCGTTTACCCAGGAAACGGAGTTGGAGAACCAGGGGCCGTTTTCGGCAAAGACCATCGAAACGGCGCTCGACGTCGCAGCCCAGCGCGACCTGCAGCTGAGCGAGCGACTGGACCGCGCCATTGTCGTCTCGCCGACTTCGACGCCGACGGAGATCGCCGAGCTGATCAACGGCGTGCTGCGGCTGGCCTCGATTATCGAGGCGGTGACTGAACTGGCGGGCGTGGCGCAGAGCATTCCGCCGGCGGCCAATGTCGCCGCGCAGATCGCCACCATTGCTCCCGTCGCGGCGCAAGTGGCAGCCGTTGCTGCGATTGCAGCGCAGACTGTCGCTGTTGCCGGCGTTGCGGGGGATGTCGAGACTGTCGCGGCGAATATTCAGGACGTGACGAATTTTGCGGATGTCTATCTCGGCGCTTCCGCCGTCAACCCGGTGCTCAGGGCGGACGGATCGGCGCTGCGGGATGGCGACCTCTATTTCAACAGCGCGGACCGGGGCATGCGGGTCTATGGCGGCGCCGGCTGGGTGCCGACCGACGGCACAGTGACGGCCACGAAAATCTCCGACCTCCAGGCCGACAGGGACGCTATCGCCGCCAAGCTCGTCATGCCCGATTTCGTTCGTGGGCTGGTTCCGAACCCCAATGCTGGCGTGCCGCTCACCAACCTCGATATCAGCGCCGGCGATGCACGCTTCGGCGGCAAATACATTTCCTTCGGCACCGTTTTAACCAAGCGGCTAAACGCGGCGTGGTCGGCGGGAATGGGCGGCGGCTTTCTCGATACCGGCGCGGTCGCGGCAAGCAAGACATACCATGTCTACGTGCTGCGCAAGCTTTCCGACATCAGCGTCGGAGACTTCATCGCGTCTCTTTCGAATAGTTCGGCAGGGGTGATGGTGCCAGCGGGCTGGGAGATTCTGGCGAATAGCCGGGTTGGGTCATTGTTGACGAATGCCAGCTCGCAGATCGTTGGGTTCAAGCAGTATGGGAGTCGGGTGAAGTTATTCGCTACGGTGCTGGAGTTTTCCGCCAGTTCTCCTTTCGACAACACAGGTTACAACCCGATTGGACTCCCTGATGGTATTTCGGTGGACGCACGCGTGTTCCTACAAGCGCAGGCAAGCACCGGTTCAGCAGTTAATTTCCGCTGTGATACGGAGGAACACATAGGCGCAAGTGGAGACGCTAACCTGTACGTGAATGTCGCAAATAATACTCGCCTGCAGATTGGGGGAAGGGTGCGAACAACCATTACTGGGCTTTTGTGGGCGCGCTTTGATATTTCTGTTGGCACAGGAGATTGTGCCCTGACGACTCACGGCTGGGACGACTACGTCGTACCAAGGATCGGTGCATAGCTATAATCTATATTATATCACAAGGACTTTAACATGGGGAAGGTTAAGGAGGTCTGTTGCCGGAAACCAGAAGGTTTCATGGTCGAGTTCTACTTGAGGAGCATCCTAACGCTCAAGCTATTTCCATTCCCAAGCCGACTTTCCATTTTCTACAAATAGCAGTTCTAGCTCCGTGCTTTAGATCCGGAACCATCAGTCTACAAAATCGACATCATGCGGCTACCTCCGTTCTGGCCGACCAATTGGCGCAGGAGGAGAAAGGATTCGCAAATGGACCTTTTCTCCCAAACCAGGGGTGTCACCCCCGGCCCAGATAGGCGACCTTTGGCGCCGAGCTCTCCTAATTCAGTTAGTCGCCGCAAATTAACCATCAGTGCCATGCTGCACTGAGCAATCAGGCCGAATAAATCCATGGATCAGCAAATCAGAGCGGAAATCGAGAAGCTGCACGAAAGGGTGAGCGGGTTGAAGGAGCGCGTCGTCAATCTGGAGGCGCAGCATCCGCACATCAATGCCGCCTTGGCGCGGATCGAGGGCAGTGTCGACAAACTGACGAACAGGATCGGTAGGGCCATCTGGGCCGTTCTCACCCCCGTCATCGTCCTGGCAGTTGGTGCCGGTTTTAAGATTATCGCGTCTGGTTCTCTCACGCAGATTGGTCCCTAATTCAGCGGGCAACTTTTGCCAACTTAGGATAGCGGTTCCAAGGAGACATCTGAAATGACGAGCGTCATCATTCGCATTGCCCTGCGCTATCTCGCCGCCGCGCTGGTGGCGAAGGGCGCCCTCTCGCCCGATATTGGCGGCCTGATTTCGGGTGATCCGGATATTTCGATGATCGTCGAAATCGCCGTCGGCGCCGTGATCGGTCTTTCCGCGGAGGCCTGGTATTATCTTGCCAACCGGTTTGGGTGGGCGCGGTGAGCTGGCTGGCGAGGCCTCTTCTCGGCGGTGTGATGGAGACGTTCACGGCGCCGCTGCTTTCAGCCTTGCAGGCGAAGCTTGATGCCGAGACCGATGAGAAGCGGCTTGCCGCCGAGCAGGCGATCAAAAGCATTGAGGCGGCGCGTGATATCGCGGTTGCTGAGGCCGCCGACCGCTGGAGCGCGACGCGGGTCGGCCGATGGCTGATCGTCGTTCCCTTTGGCATCTGGTGGGCATCGATCTATCTCGTCCAGATCGTCAATCCGTGGTTCGGGCTTCATCTCGTCGTGATCGATGTTCCCCCTGATATTCACAGCATGGCGCTGGTACTGGTTCCCGCTATCGTGATTGGGGATGCCGGGGCATTGATCGCGCGGCGGTTTGCCCGGTGATGTCATGTTGCATGCCGCTGCCGAATTGTCCGCATCGCTGCTGATGAAGGTCGACGGCTAAGATTTCGTCACCCGGGGACAGCATGTCTCGCCATCCGGAATTTGGCGCTGCTTTTGATGGCAAGATTCTGCCTGCCGAAGTAATAGCGGGACCGTTTTGCGGGCAGTCACAAGGCCCTCAACCAACCACCGCGATGCTGCCTCCACGCGGTGGCCTTACCGGCGCCGGTAGTGTTATTCAAGCCGCTGGCGGGCCGAGGAGGTTAGGCAAAAGTGTCTCGGGCGCCGGATTGACCTTGCTTCCATGTCCGACCCGCCATCACCTCACTTGAACGCAACTCCTCGCCCAACCACTTAATCCCTACACAACAGCGCCAAGGCGGACCGTCGCAATCGTGATGGCTTCGCCGGCGGCGGGGCGGCCGTTCTTGCCGCCTGAGGATCAGATCATGGGTTATATGGACAAGGAGATCGTGCCTCAGAATGACGGGGCGCTGATCGATGCCTATTCGCAATCGATTGCGGCGGCGGTCGATGTGGTCGGGCCGGCGGTCAGCCGGATCGAAAGGGTCGGTGGCCGCCAGGGGCATGGGTCGGGTTTTGCCGTCTCGCCGGATGGTCTCATCATCACCAACAGTCATGTCGTGGATGACGCGAAGGTCGTTCGCATTACCACGCCCGACGGTTTCGCCACCGAGGGTCGCGTGCTCGGCCGGGATGTCGATACGGATATCGCGCTCATCCGCGCCAATTCCAGCACCGGCGCCTGGGCGAAGCTCGGGGATTCCCAGCGCCTGCGCCGGGGCCACATCGCGATTGCGATCGGAAATCCGCTCGGCTTCGAATGGACTGTGACCGCCGGCATCGTTTCGGCGCTCGGCCGGTCGATGCGGGCGGCAAGCGGCCGGTTGATGGAAGACGTGATCCAGACCGATGCGGCGCTCAACCCCGGCAATTCGGGTGGGCCGCTGGTGTCTTCGGGTGGGGAGGTAATCGGCGTCAACACCGCTGTCATCCAAGGCGCGCAGAGCATCGCTTTTGCAGTGGCGTCGAATACGGCCAATTTCGTGGTTTCGGAGATCCTCCGTTATGGCCAGGTCAGGCGCGCCTTCATCGGCATATCAGGCGACACGATCGTGCTTCCCCGCCGGGTTGCGCTTGCGGCCGGCACGGTGCAGACGACGTCCGTGCGCATCCGTCGCGTCGAGCCGGACGGACCGGCGGCCATGGGCGGGTTGCAGGAGGGGGATTATATCCTCGCCATCGATGGCAGCGCGGTCGGCGGCGTCGACGACATCGTCAGGCTGATGGACGGCAGCAGGATCGGTAGGGAGACGGAGGTTCTGGTGTTTTCGGTGGCGGGGCGGATCGAGACGAAGAGCTTGGTGCCGCTGGCGCGGTCGTGATGGACTGGGAACGGCTGATGACTGAACGACTGCTGGCCGACGACTTCGCGACAACGGGATCGCTTCGCGACCCTGGGAATTACGGAATGACCGCCAGCACCGGGGTTGCGGTATCGAGCAGGGTTTCCTCGGTCGCGCCGGACGCCGTCTGGATGCGGGCTTCGCCGGTCTTTCTGGCGCGCTCGACCTTGGCCATGATCTGATCGCCGCCTCGGGTGCGGCAGATGGAGAGGACGCCGATTGCCGCCGTCTCGACTTCGTCGGTATGGCCGAAGAGGATGACGGCATCGTCCCAGATCGACAGCGGTCCCGAAGCCGCGCGCACCTGGGCGGCGATGACCTGGCCTTCGACGAAGTCCCGGACGGCGGCCTTGGCGCGGTCGATGACGGCCTGGGGCAGGGGACGCGGCTCCTTCAGCCGCTCGACCGAGCCTGCCTCGTTGATAACCGCCGCCAGCAGGATGCGGGTGGGGGTGCCGTCCGGCTCGACCGAAACGCCGGCATGATTGATCACATCCGAGAGCGAAACGCCCAGGAACAGCGCAATCTGATTTGCTTCTTCCATCTTCATTCTCCGCGTGCCAGACAGCATGCGCGAAGCGGCGGAAGGATCTATGCTGAGATGCCGCGCAAGGCCCCTGACAGATTTCTGCCGTTCGTCCAGCTTCTGGAAAAACCACTTCTTGTCGATTTCGGTCATCGCGGTTCCTTCAAACATCGTTTGATGAAACCGAGTTGTTGCAGATTTCGCAACAAACGGCAAGCGTTTGCGGGGCTTCCGCATCGCGTTGCGTAAATTGCATGGGCTCGTGACGGAGGCTAGCGGCGCCAAGCCCATGCCGGCGGTCGAGAACTCCTGTTGTTCCTCCTTCGTTCTACAACCTAGATAATTGACATCACTTGCCGGAGTCAATACATGAAAGGAAAATATTCCTTTTGTAACCTTCAATGGTAGCAATTTCCAATGGTTTCGGAATAAAATCCCATTCCGCGTCGGATTGCTCTTGACGATGTCGTTGCCGCATCGTATGTTGCTATTATCACATCATGGCGAAAGGGCGGACGTGCAAAAGCTCGGTAAGGACCACAAGACGCCATGGCGGAAGGTACACGAGAAGATCGGCCTTTCCCCGGCAGAGCTGGCGCGGGCGATGGGGCGTCACCGCTCGAAGATCAGCCGGGCGCTCGGCGATGGCGAAGGGCTGATCAGCGGCCGCGATCAGCTGCTGCTGATGAAGGTGGCGCGCGAGCGCGGCATCGAGCTTTCGGCCGATGAAATGATGCCGGAGCAGCGATGAGGGGGCGGCCCCGGAGCCTTCTTCGCCAGGCAGAACTGCTCGACGGGATCGTCGGTCATTGCCTGATGCGCGGTGGGGCGCCGGCCGATGAGGCGCTGATAACGATTACGCGTGACGAGGCCGGTGAGTTGCAGGCGCTGGTGCGCTGCCTCTGGCACATGGCGCCTTATGAGAACGAGATCCGGCGGCTGGTTGCCGGGTCATGATCGGACCGCCGGGCTGATGACAAAAAGCTTTGAAGACGAGACAGGCCGGACGAACCGGACGGCAAACCGAGACGGAAAGGAATGGTGAATTCGATGACGGCAGTGGACAGGAAAGTCAGATTGTCGCCGGCGGCGACTAAGCGGCCGGTTTCGGGTGAGGGCGCCGAACATGCGCGGAGGGAGCACGTCGCCCACAAAGTCGGGGCGGGCGTGGCGGAAATGGAGCCGATCAGCTGCCCGTGCTGTAAACAGCCGGTGGCGGCGCCCTCTCTCGAGATCGTCGTCGATCGATATGATGTGACGCCCCTGCAGGCGCGTATTCTCGGCGCGGTGTGGCGCGGCAAAGGCATGCCGGTGCAGACCGAGCGGATCTTCGATGCGATGTATGTCGATGATGCCGATGGCGGGCCGTCGCCGACGCGCATGTATGCCGCCTTCAAGGTGGCGCTCTGCCATCTGCGCACCCGGCTGGATGGCTCCGGCATCGGCATCGAAAATGTCGGCTATCGCCAGGGATACCGGCTGGTCATGGCAGGCGAGATCACGCCGGCTCGCCGCGCCTGAAATTTCCCCGCCAAAGCCTGCATCGCAGCCAAAGCGCGCCGCCTCGAATTGATTCATGCTGCGCGCTTCAGCCCTTGTTTTTATGCATGTCGCCCCAAACCGTTGCCCGTTCTGGGCGACATGCATCCGCCAAAAACGTTGTGACGATCACAGCGATCAAATCAGGGGACTGAGATGACCGAAGTCGAACGCGTGCGCCGTGAGATTTGCCTGTCCGATGTGGCGGCTCGTCATGGGCTGGCATTGAAGCGGGCCGGGCGCGAATTCGTTGCTTGCTGCCCTTTTCATGCCGAGGCGACGCCCTCCTTCACCATTTTTCCTGGGAAGGACCGTATCGAGCGCTTCCACTGCTTCGGCTGCGGCGCGCATGGCGACGTGATCGATTTCGTTAGGAAAATTAAGGGCATCGATCTCCCTGAGGCGCTGGGCGTGTTGGGCGGCCGCGTCGCCGCGCCGAATCCCGTGCCTGCGAGAACGCCGCCGTTGGACGTCTATGCCGAGATCGTAGCGCTGGCGCCGCCCGCTGCACCCATCGAATGCGGCAGGCCGGTGCGCCTCTATAATCCGAAGCGCCGGGGAGAGCGATCCGAATGGGGCGCCTTCGCGCCGTCGATGGTCTTTCCCTATCGCGGGCAGGATGGCCGCCTGATCGGCTATGTCCTGCGCCACGACCTTGCGGGCGGCGGCAAGGAAACGCCGATGGTCATGTGGGTGCAGCTGCCTGATGGCAGTGAGACATGGTGCCGTTTTCCTTTTCCCAAACCGCGCCCGCTCTATGGCCTTGACCGGCTTGGCGAGGCGAGGGCGGTGCTTGTCGTCGAGGGCGAGAAGTGCCGCGACGCACTCTCGGCCGCGACCGGGCGCACCGTCATCTCCTGGCCCGGCGGCACACAAGGGGTGAAACATGCCGACTGGTCGCTGCTTGCCGGCCGTAGCGTCGTCATGTGGCCGGATGCCGATCGGCCGCATCCGCAAACCGGAGTGATAGCCGGAATGAAGGCCGCCGACGAGATCGGCGCGATCCTGACCGGTCTCGGCTGCAATTATCGCGTCCTCGGCGTCGTTCGATAAGGCGGCGCGCAGCACTCATGGCATCCCCTCCCTATCTCTATGCCGACTGGCTCCGCGGGCGCACGCCTCCCAAGGGCTGGGATGCCGCCGATGCCGTCGCCGACGGCTGGACCGAGGATGAGCTCACGGCCTTGATCCAGGCGGCGGCCCGGCCATGGACGCCTCCCGTGGCGGAGAAGGTGCGCAAGGTGCCGCCAACGGCTGCCGGCAAAATCATCGCCGCCGACGGTGGTTGGCAGATGGAGCTGCTGCGCAGCGAGAAGGGCAGGGTCAAGCCGGGCGCAACGCGCAACTGGGCGCTGTTCCTGGAATGCCATCCCGATCTTTCGGGCATCTTCGCCTTCGACACTTTCAAGATGCGCGTCGTGCTGATGCGCCGGCCGCCGTGGGACCCCGCCAGGGGCAGCTGGCGCGAACGCATGCTGGAGGATCGCGATTACAGCGAGGCCGTCATGTGGCTGGAGGGAAACGACATGACGCCTAAGGTCGCGACCATCGCTCCCGTCATTCAGACGGTGGCCGAACATGCGCGTTTCGACCGGCTGACCGACTATCTCGAAGGGCTCGTCTGGGACGGCAGGCCACGGCTGCACAACTGGCTGACCTATTACATGGGCATCGAGGATACGCCCTATGCCCGAACGGTCGGCACGCGCTGGCTGATCTCGAGCGTGGCGCGCGGGCTGCAGCCGGGCTGCAAGGTCGATACGATGCCGATCCTCGAAGGCCCGCAGGGCGCGCGGAAATCCACCGCCGTGCGCATGCTCTATGGCGATGATTTCTTCACCGACGAATTATCCGATATCGGCTCGAAGGACGCGATGATGGAGATGCAGGGCATCTGGGGACTGGAGGTCGCGGAAATGCATCGCTTCAATGCCTCGGAGACCAGCGCGGTCAAAAAATTCCTGCGCAAGCAGACCGATCGTTACCGCCCGCCCTACGGCCGATCGGTGGTCGAGGCGCCGCGCCGGGTCTGCCTCTGCGGCACGATCAATCCCGACGGCAATCCTTATCTCAAGGATACCACGGGCGGACGCAGCTTCTGGCCGCTGACGGTCGGGCGCATCGACATCGAGGCGCTCGGCGCTGATCGCGACCAGCTCTGGGCGGAAGCCGTTGCCCTCTACAAGGCCAAGACGCCCTGGTGGGTGCAGGAAGAGGAGCAGCAGGCTGTTGTCGCCGAGCAGGAGAAGCGCACCGATGTCGACGTCTGGGTCGAGGTGATCGTTCCGACGCTCACGGGCCGGAGGTCGGTCGCCCAGTTCGATATCCTGAAGAGCCTCGGCATATCGGCCAAGGATGCCGACTGGCGCCACGCGAACCGCATCGGCCGCATCATGAAGAAACTCGGCTGGACCGCCAGCCGCGACCGCAAAAACGGAGAGGACCGGGTGGTGTTTCTCAATCCGGTTTTTGAGGAGAATGGTGTGGATGAGGAGGAGAGGGCGTTTTGAGAGGCTGGATTCGGCCTGCCGCCCGCCCTCGTGGTTCGCCTCACCATGAGGGCTACCTTTGGCGCCTGAGGCTGAAGCCACGCAGGACGGGGGCGGCGGCCACCTCAATCCATTAAATCGGCCACCACCCAATATGGCAAAGCCGCGAGAGTTGCCCATCGCGGCTTTGCTCATCCCGGTTTCCCTGATTGCGCTGGATTGAAGATCGACCCCTCGCGGTCCAGCGCCGCTCTTGGCGGGCGATCATGGGCATTTTCGACCGATCTTCCGGGGGCGATGGGCAGGAGTTCCGCAAGGGGTGTTCGGTCCCGACAACTCTTCATCGGCAATAGTTGTCGCGGTTTCACTCCAAGAGGAAGATTGCCATGGCCAAGGGAAATATATCCGCCTGCCTGCCGATCACGCTTGCCTATGAAGGCGGCTTCACCGCAGACAGGCGCGATCCGGGGAATTGGACCGGCGGCGCCGTCGGCAAGGGGATATTGAAAGGCACCAAATACGGCATCGCCGCCGCGAGCTACCCCAATCTCGATATCGCGAAGCTGACGATTGCCGATGTCAGACCGATCTACGAGCGGAATTACTGGCGGCCGCTCGGCGCCGAGGCGCTTCCAGCAGGTCTCGACCTGGTGACATTCGATTTCGGCGTCAATTCGGGAACGGCGCGCGCAGCCAGGACATTGCAGGCGGTGGTCGGCGCGAGGGTCGATGGTGCGGTCGGAGCCGAGACGCTGAAGAAGGCGGCGGCGAGCGATGTCAAGAAATCGATCCAGTCGCAATGTGGCGCTCGGCGGCGAGGTCAACTGGCTGCTGATTGCGGGGATTGTCGTGGTCGTCGTGGTGGTTGCGGGGGTGTTGGTGTTGAAGGCGCGGCAGAACAGGGAGCGGGCTGTGGCCTATGAGGCGGTGGCGAGGGTGTCGTGACTGGCGTGTATGATCTCTCGTGGCTGATCCAATCCTCTGCGACATTAAGAGGGAGCGCCGCGCCGCCACTTGTCTCTTCTCCCCCATCGGGAGAAGGTGCCGGCAGGCGGATGAGGGGGCTTCACGGCACGCCGCTCAATATTGCTCTTCGCTTGCGCTCAGGCATTCGCTCCTGACGTCGCTCCCCCCCCCCATCTGCCCTAACGGGCATCGACCGGGGCGAGCCACGGGTCTCGCCCGTCCTGCGGACCCCCGCTGGGGCGAAGAGGGAGTGCGCCGCTGCCTCATCCCCGGCCACCAGTGGGATGAAAAGTAGCAGCAGTATGCCGGCCACTCACCACTGCGAATACATCACCTTACGTCAGGCACTCACCGCCTCTTGCTCCACCCCGGAAAAATCCACCGCTGCAAACGCAGCCGCAATCACTTCCGGGCCGGCGCCGGTTTTGGCGGCATCGGTCGAAAGAATCTGGCGGTAGCGTCGGGCACCGGGCAGGCCGGTGAAGAGGCCGACCATGTGGCGGGCGACGTGTTGCAGACGGCCGCCGCTGGCGATGTGGCGTTCGGCATAGGCCATCATCCGGTCGCGCAAGCCATCCCAGTCCGGCTCGGCCACGGGCGCACCGAAGAAGCGCTGGTCGACATCGGAAAGGATCGCGGCGTTCTGATAGGCGGCCCGGCCGAGCATGACGCCGTCGACATGTTCGAGATGGGCGACCGCCTCGTCGAGCGTGCGGATGCCGCCATTGATGCCGATGAAGACGTCGGGCCACCGCTCCTTCATCCGATAGACGATGTCGTAATCGAGCGACGGGATCTCGCGATTCTCCTTGGGGCTCAGGCCCTTGAGCCAGGCCTTGCGGGCATGGACCCAGATCGCATCGGCGCCGGCATCGAGAACACGGGTGATGAGCTGGGGCAGCGCCTCTTCCGGCTCCTGCTCGTCGACGCCGATCCGGCATTTCACCGTCACCGGCACGGTTGCGACCGCCTTCATCGCAGTGACGCATGCGGCGACCGTCTCCGGCGTCAGCATCAGGCAGGCGCCGAAGGTGCCCGACTGCACGCGGTCGGAGGGGCAGCCGACATTGAGGTTGATCTCGTCATAACCGTAAGGCTCGGCAAGCTTCACCGCCTCGGCAAGCTTCGCCGGGTCCGATCCGCCGAGCTGCAGCGCCAGCGGATGTTCAGCGGCGTCATGGCCGAGCAGCCGCTCGCGCGGGCCGTGGATGATCGCGTCGGCCACCACCATCTCGGTATAAAGCAGCGCCTCGCGGCTGATCTGGCGGTGGAAATAACGGCAATGCCGATCCGTCCAGTCGATCATCGGCGCAACGGCAAATTTTTTGCTGCCGTATCTCATTGATTTCCCTTCGCATTATTGATTTTCACGTTGAACCGCAATCGCAACATGTTGTGTTTTGTTGTTGTTATCGCTACATCAGCGGGTATTCGTTCAATCAATTGGTACATTGTGACAGTCAAAGGGGTCGTGTGACAACTGGGAACCATCGTATCTAGAAAGCGGAAAGACGGCACAATCGCCCACATGGCGAATATCCGCATCAACCGCGACGGGGTAATCTACAAGGAAAGCCAGACCTTCGACCGGAAAGCCGCCGCCAATGGGTGGATAATCAAGCGAGAGGATGAGCTAAATCAACCCGGCGCCATCGAGCGCTTATCAAAGCCTCAAGCAACCCTTGCAGATGCGATCGACAAATACATTGAAACGAGCCTGAAAGCCATAGGCCGGACGAAGGCCCAGGTTCTTGCGAAGATCAAGGATTTTCCGATTGCCGGGAAGCTCTGCGAGAAGATCACCAGTCAAGATATCGTCGGGCTTGCCGAGGAATTTAGCGAAGGCCGGAAACCGCAAACCGTAGGGAACTATCTTTTCCACCTTTCCGCCGTATTCGCTATCGCCAAACCGGCATGGGGATAAGGGCGGCATGAGAGGCTATCAAAACCCAATCGTTCGCATTAACGAGATCGCAGGCGTCAGCCAACCAGCGTCGGGAAGTCGTTGGAATATTGGGGTGAGCGCTCCCGCCCACCCCAACACTAGTGTAATTAGCCCGCCCGCTACGGCGCGTGAGCCCCATTTGGCTAGTCTTGTGGACGTTTGAGTGGCGAGGTCAGACGCGAACGCAGCCCCGAATTCGAACACTTTGCTGAATAAATTTTCCAACGTCCTAAACAGCGCGTAGGAAGTTCGTTTGAGGGCGCGATTAGGGTCGCCAACTGCTTCTTTTATTAGCTTGATTGTATGAGGAACTTCGGGGTCTATCAGTTCAGGTTCATCGCTCAAGCTAGAAACTATTTCATCGGCGATGCCGACCGACTTCCTAATATCACTTTCATCAAGCTCGACGACAGCAGCATTTTCCGTGTACCGGCGCCAGTCGGGAAACTGCGCCACATACGCGGCGACGGAATTGATGTGCGCGCGCAGACGCGCAGCCACCGCGCCACTCAGCTCGGCGTCATACCTTTTCGCCATTTCGTCACAAGAGATGTTCAAAATTCCAAGCTGGATAACGTCATCCGCCGCCTCCAGTTTCGATTGGAGCGAAATTATAGTTTCGAGAAAACGCGTGTCGCAGTTCGATCGACCCAGCTCTTCAACAACCGTCTTGCCTTGAGATACAAGTGCCTCTCGCGCGGAATCGGCGCTCTTGATATCTCTATTTGAGGCCACTGAAGGTTGGTGATCCACTGACAAGAACCCCTCATGGATCTTGAACTGTACGGGTGCAAGTTTTTGCTCGGGAACAAGATTGACCAGGCGATCGATAGTGCGCTTATCTGGAGGGGCAAGCTCACGCGGGACGGCGGCACTCCCGTCCAATTCCGTCCCAAGCTGTTCCGCGTCTCGTACATGATTCAATAGGAGCTTCAGCGCAGCCGTAAAGGTCGTTCGAATGTCATTGCGGGTCTCTTTCTTCCCGGGTCGCATGCGGTCTCGAACGACCAATGAAACGAGGTCAAGCCGCATGAAAGAAGTACTGCTGTCTATTGCTTCGATTTCGGTAAGCATCCGACTCAGACTAGCGTCATCTAGGATATGATGGTTCCTAATGACAAGCTGACGCAGAACTTCAAGCCGCGGCGCGATCTCCAGGGCGGTGTCCAAATCGACATGCTGGGAGTTGCTGACCCCAGCTCGCAAAGCCATGATGATGTCTAG